TTGAGCAGATCGAGCGCCGCCGGGCGGCTGAGGCAGGACCTCGCTGAGATCGCGGCCGAGCTTTCGCCCCGGCATCTGGCGCTGATCCTCGGCCACTGGCCGCTATGGGCCCGCCCCGACCAGCTCCCGCCAGGGGCGAACGCGGCGGGCGAGCCCTGGCGGATATGGCTCATTCTCGGTGGCCGCGGTGCAGGCAAAACCCGCGCGGGCGCCGAGTGGGTTCGCGCCAAGGCGCTGGGGCGCACCCATGACGGCAGTCCCGCCGCGCGGCGCATCGCGCTCGTGGGCGAGACCTACAACGAGGTGCGCCGCGTGATGGTCGAGGGCGTGTCGGGTATCCTGGCGGTGCACGCCGACGGGGAAAGACCGCATTTCGAGCCATCGAAGGGTCAGCTCGTATGGCGCACCGGCGCGCTGGCGCAGATTTTTTCCGCGGAGGATGCGGAAGGCTTGCGCGGGCCGCAGTTCGACGCCGCCTGGTGCGACGAGGTGGCCAAGTGGCGCAACGCCGAGCACACATGGGACATGCTGCAATTCGCGCTGCGCCTGGGCGAGCATCCGCAGATGGTCGCGACGACGACGCCCCGCGCGACAGCGTTTTTGAAGAAACTGATGGCGGACGCAGGGACTGTGGTCACGCGCGCTTCTACCGTCGACAATTCAGACAACCTCGCGCCCTCGTTCGTCGCCGAGATGACCCGTCGATACGCCGGCACGGCGCTGGGCCGCCAGGAGCTCTACGGCGAGCTCGTCGACGATACGTCCGGCGCGCTGTGGCGGCGCGACTGGATCGAGATGCACCGCGTCGCGTCGGCCCCCGAGCTGGCGGCCATCGTGGTGGCGGTCGATCCGCCGGTGACGGCGACGGCGTCGTCCGATGCGTGCGGGATCGTCGTTGCCGGGCTGGGCGAGGACGGCCGCGCCTATGTGCTGGCCGACCGCACGCTGCAGGGGCGCGAGCCGCAGGTATGGGCGCGGGCGGCGGTGAGCGCTTATCGCGAATATCTCGCCGACCGCGTCGTCGCCGAGGTGAACCAGGGCGGCGATCTGGTAGCGGCGGTGCTGAGACAGATCGACGATAGCGTTGCGGTGCGCACGGTGCGCGCAACGCGCGGCAAGTGGCTGCGCGCCGAGCCGGTTGCGGCGCTCTATGCCGAGGGGCGCGTTGCCCATGTCGGCGCGTTCGACGCCCTCGAGGATCAGATGTGCGCATTCGGCGCCGACGGGCTGGTGAAAGGTCGCTCGCCCGATCGGCTCGATGCGCTTATCTGGGCGCTCACCGATCTGATGATCGACGGCGCGCGCCGCCCGCTGGTGCGAAGGTTGTGAGCCTGACGTTGGCGTGACCCGTGCTGAGCACGGCCCTTTGTCATCCCGGAAGCCGTGAGCGGAGCGAGCGGCCATCCGGGAACCAGCGGAAGGTGGGGCGTCAGCCTCGCAATATCGATGATGCATTCGCGCTGGGATCCAGGGTTTCGCTCGCGCGGCTCGCTTCGCCCGGGATGACAGGTGCGTAGGCAGTGCCGTTGCCGGCGTCATCCCGGCGCAGGCCGGGATCTACGCCGGTCGCAGCAAACGCTGCCTTTGTGCTGTTGAGGAGGCCTGCGTTCAAACTGAGCAGTCTGTCATCCCGGAAGGGCCGAACGACGTGAGGCGCTATCCGGGAACCAGCGGAAGGTGCGGCGTCAGCCTCGCAATATCGATGATGCATTCGCGCTGGGTCCCGGGTCTCACTCGCGCGGCTCGCTTCGCCCGGGATGAGAGGTGCGTCGTGCAGTTCCTAACGTCATCCCGGCGCAGGCCGGGATCCACGCCAGTCGCAGCAATCGTTACGGGATGTCCGCATGCATTTGCCTTGCACGCCTACGCCATGACGGGGCGATGACGCGCGCGAACGCGCGCTCGGCAACTTAGCAAAACACCACATGAGCTGGCGGCCGGCTCCCGCAGGGGAGCGGCCGTCGCCAACCGAAAAGGAAACGCATGTCGCGCATCATCGATGCGCTCGGCAGGCTGCTGCCTGCGCGCGCGCCACGACAGGAGCAGAAGGCGAGCGCGGCGGGCCCGCTCATCGCGTGGGAGCCCCTCGGCCAGCCGGTCTGGAGCCCGCGCGATTACACCGCCTTCGCGCGTGAAGGCTTCATGCAGAATGCCATCGTCTACCGGTCGGTGCGCATGGTGGCGGAGGCGGCGGGCTCGGTGCCGCTGCTGCTCTATCGCGGCGATGAGGAGATCGAGAGCCACCCGCTGCTCGATCTCATCGCGCAGCCTTCACCCGATCACACGGCGACGGATTTCCTCGAGGCCTGGTATGGCTTCCTGCTCGTCGCCGGCAATGCTTACGTGGAAGCCGTCGGCGTCGGCGGCAAGCTGCGCGAGCTGTATGTGTTGCGCCCCGATCGCATGAAGGTGATCCCGGGGCCGAACGGATGGCCGGAGGCTTTCGAGTATTCGGCCAATGGGACGTCCGTCCGCTTCGCTGACGAGAGCGTTGCGGGTGTGCGGCCGATCCTGCACACGCGCCTCTTCCATCCCGATAACGATCACTACGGGATGAGCCCCATCGAGGCGGCGGCGTCGGCCATCGATACGCACAACCAGGCGAGTGCCTGGAACAAGGCGCTGCTCGATAACTCGGCGCGGCCGTCCGGCGCGCTCGTCTATGCGGCGAACGGCGGCAATCTCACCGAGGCGCAGTTCAGCCGCCTGCGCGGGGAGCTGGAGGAAGCGTTTCAGGGTGCGCGCAACGCAGGGCGGCCGATGCTGCTCGAAGGCGGACTCGACTGGAAGCCGCTGTCACTGTCGCCGAAAGATATGGACTTCATCGCGGCCAAGCACGCGGCGGCGCGCGAGATCGCTCTTGCGCTGGGCGTGCCGCCGATGCTGCTCGGCATCCCCGGCGACAATACGTACGCCAACTACCAGGAGGCGCAGCGGGCATTCTGGCGCGGCACCGTCTTGCCGCTGGTCTTCCGCATGTCGCGTGCGTTCTCCGCGTGGCTTTCGCCGGCCTACGGCGGAGATGTGGAGCTGCGGCCGGATCTCGACCAGGTGGACGGTCTCTCGGGCGAGCGCGAAGCCCTGTGGACACGTATCGAGCGGGCGAGCTTCCTGACGCTGGACGAGAAGCGCGCCGCAGTTGGATATGGGCCAGCGCCGCGCGAAGAGGTTCCTTCTGATGCCGAGCCGGACGGGATGACTTCGTTCGGCGGCGAAGCCGCTCCGGTCTTCAAATACAACCCCGACCAGCCGCGCGTGCCCGTCGGCAGTTCAGATGGTGGTCAGTGGACGGACGGCGGCGGTGGGAGCGGCACCTCCGGCCGCGTGCGCGTCGCCTTGGCGGGAACGGGGACACGGAATGATGCAGGCGAGGAGGAAAGCCTCGTCCATCTGGCGCAGGCAGATGGTTCGGAGTTTGATCCATCGAGGGGTGGCTGGCACGACTACGCGGTGACAAATGAAGTCTGTGCGGCGGAGCTTAGATGTTCGAAGGAAGAATTGGCGGATCAGCTCGCGCGTTATTCTGTCCCTGGGCTAGATGCGGTCCGGCCCGTGACAAATGAGGGTGTCTATCTAGTCAAAGATCCTAGAACCGGCTTTCCGGGCGGATACGTCCGGACCCTCGTGAGTGCAGACGGCCTTAGGATTGTGAATAGGACGCTGCCTGTCCACGCCTTCTACGATGGCCAGATTGAGCGGGTGGCCACGCAATCGCCCGATGGGTCGTGGCATGTAACCACCCGGGGGATAGGGAATAATCGTCTGCCAGGAGCGGCGACAATTAATGAGGAGCACGGCCCAGAGATTTTTGGTAGGTTGGATCGGATGTTAAAAGAGAATATCGAACGGCATCACGGTGTCCAAAGTTCGAAGTCGCGCATTTTTTCTGGTGTTGGTTGGCCTATCGATCGTGACGATCGCAGTGGGAGTACGCCACATGGCCGGTAACGCCTATACATTCGACTTCGGAGCGGGCAGGTCGCCAGTCTGCACCATCAAGGTTACGGTTCAGTCCGATCAATGGGATCGGCTATTTGCAGGCGTTCGGAAATTTGCGGGGCTCAACGATTTCGATGTGAGGGTAACGCGGCTCAAGCCAGAGCTGGATATTGTCTACATCGATGTGTGGAAGCCAGATATGGCGATCGCTGGCGAGAATGTATTCAAGCCATCGGACTTTGCGCTGTCCTTGTATATCGACCCAACCAAAGGCGCGACGCGGGATGCTGCGCTAAGCGCAGCCAATCGGCTGCGAGATGAATTGATGGAAATACCAGGCGCATCTGTGGAACTTGAGTCGCCGACGGATTGAGGTGCGGCTATGGAAGCGACCGAGTCCGTGAAAAACCTCTTCCGAGGCTTCCACCAGGATATGTTTGAGTACGCGCAAACCCCTGAGGCGATCGCACAGGAGGCGCTTGGGTTTCTCACCCTTGACGACATCCCGCCTGTGGTTGCCTACCTCGATGATTTGTTGAGCGGCCGCTACAGCGACGAGGAGATTCAGGCGATCTGGCACAGGATGCCGGCGGACATCTACTTCACCGACGCTCGAGGCGCCGTCAAAGTGTTGAGTCTTGTGCGCGATCTGCTCAAGACCCATCCGCAGTTCAAGCCTCAATAGTAATGGGCCGTGTGCAGAGATGATTGATCTGCAGCGACGGGGGCATTCGGGTCATCCTGACGATACGGCGGCCAACTATATCGAAACGCGACCCTATGACATCGATGGCGACGGGGCGGGCTTCTGGGGCATCGTTCCTTGGGGGCGAAGCTTTGGGTTTGAGGGCGACGATCTCGCGGAGTTCGTACGTCTATGTGTGCTGCGGTTGCTTGATGCCGGCGCGGTGCCGGCGCGTCATAGTCCTAAAGGCGAGCCCCTGCTGTGGAAGGAGCAAACGCAGTACGGGACGACGAAGGAGCAGATCGCCGACGCGATCATAGCCGAATGGCTTGCAACGGGTGGCGGCGATCCACCCTGGGAATACCTATGGTTCGTGACGCGCGAGGTTCTGGAGACTGATCGCAGCGAGTAGTCGCGCTTCCACGCGGAGCGTGGCTCCGCCATGAGAGAATTGAGGGAGCCGAACCGATGCGGATGTGCGTCGTATATGGTGTGAAAACCGACGATATGGAAATCGCCCGTGCGTGGGTTGAACAAGCGACGGGAGTGACCGGCGAAGGTAGAGAGAGTGCAGCGCTGGGCGGCGACTATTATCTGTTCAAGCACGAAGAGGAGGAATTAAGACTGATCAGCAACCGCGACTTCGACGACTACGAGCCCATTTTTACCGAAAGCGATGAATGGCCGTTGGCCATGAGACTGGAGGACGCGAAGACGGACTCACCCCTATTGCGTGGGCTAGAGGGCGCTGCGGATCATTTTGTGAAGCTACAAGAGAAAACGTACTAGACTTAGCCATCTTTGCCCTGGGGATGGTGCAGACGCTGGACGTCGAGTGCTGCATTCTGTCGAATGATATTGAAGAGCTGCGCGCAACGCTACGCCGAAGAATTATATCGAACGCTCAGCGAGTAATCGTCATCGAGGCTAGGTCCCGCAAGTGACGACGGCGCGTAAGTCATAAAGCGCTTGGTAGATTGAAATGTCCGCGGAGAGCAACGAAGAACATGACTTATGTGATGGTCGATGTGGAGGCCGATGGGCCGGCACCAAGCGACTACTCAATGATTGTGCTCGGTGCCATCATCGTCGAGCCGGCGCTCGACCGTACGTTCTATGGGAAACTCAAGCCGGTCTCGGACAAGTGGATTCCCGAGGCATTGGCCGTCAGCGGCTTCTCGCGCGAAGATACGCTCGGCTTCGACGACCCAAAGAGCGTCATGGATGCGTTTGCCGCCTGGCTCGTCGACAACGTCGAGGGACGGCCCATGTTCGTGAGCGACAACAACGGGTTCGATTGGCAGTTCGTCAACTGGTACTTCTGGCATTTCACTGGAAGCAATCCGTTCGGCCATTCGAGCACCAATCTCGGCTCGCTCTACAAGGGGTTGGTCAAAGACACGTCACAGAATTTCAAGCGATTGCGCAGGACGCGGCACACGCATAACCCTGTCGACGACGCCAAGGGAAATGCCGAGGCGTTATTGTCGATGAAGGAGATGGGGCTAAGGATCAAGTTGTGAGAGCCCTTGTCAGCAACGACGGCTGGCAGATGATCTTGCGCCATCGTTTGGCGGCGCCGAAGACTGCCGCACGCGAGATCGCCCTTGCGCTCGGCGTGCCGCCGTCCATGCGAAGCCCCATTGGTGGGAGAGCGAACGATAAATTGGCGGGCTGTCACGCCGGGATTATCTGCGCGGCAAGAGTTGCGAGGAGTGGCGGCGGCTAGGTCTTATGGTGTTAAGAGAATTCGGGGTTCCGAAACGATGAAATCCAAAGACCTGGGAGCCGTGAGCATCGAGGAATTGGTAACGCGTTTCGAGGCAATTGCTCTAGAGCAAGACGACGCGATATCTAACGATGAGAACGGAAAGTATAACCGTCTATTCCGTGAGATGGACACGCTGAAGCAAGAGCTCAAGCGTCGCGACGGCGATCAGCGGCGCGCCTTGCTGCCGCTTCTCAAGCACAAGAATATGCAAGTGCGTCTCAAGGCAGCCATTGCGACATTGGCTGTTGACGCTGCGGCAGCGCGCCAGAGCCTCCAGCAGATCAGCGATAGCAATATCTACCCCGAAGCTGCCGATGCGCGGGGCATGATGACGGCAATAGACGACGGAACATACGTGCCGAGCTAGGACAACTCGGCGCTGTCGCCCGGAGCGCCGGTATGGTCGAGGAATGTCAAGCTGACCGGCGAGCAGTTCAAGCGTCCGCGGCGGAGCGGACAGAGGCGTTCCAGGGCCGCGCGCACTGCTGTGCCGAGGGATTGAGGGAGCCGAACCGATGCGGATGGACGTCGTATTTGGTGTGAAAACCGACGATATGGAAGTTGCCCGTGCGTGGGTTGAACAAGCGACGGGGGTAACGGGCGAAGGTAGAGAGAGTGCAGCGCTGGGGGGCGACTACTATTTGTTCAAGCATGAAGAGGCGAAGTTGAGGCTGATCAGCAACCGCGACTTCGAGGACTATGAGCCGATCTATACCGAAAGCGATGAATGGCCGTTGGCCATGAGACTGGAGGACGCGAAGACGGACTCACCCCTATTGCGTGGGCTAGAGGGCGCTGCGGATCATTTTGTGAAGCTGCAAGAGAAAACATACTAGACTTGGCGCCTGTCGCGATCCGGCGGTTCCAGCATATCCGAGGAAACCTAGAATGATCGGCAAACCTTCTCCTCCAATGCTCTTCCTTCAGGTTTGCCGAATGTTCCATGCAGATATTGCGGATACCTGTCCGACGTTTGCGAGTATGGCAGATTTTTCTCTGCAGCATATCGAGGGAGTCGATTGCGATGCGCTTGCACAGTACCTCGATCGGTTGCCGAGCGGCGACTATACGGACGATGAGCTGAAAGAGCTATGGAATAGCTCCGGCGCCGACGTCTTTATTCCAGACGTGAAGAACCTCATAGCACTTCTGACAGAAATGAGACGGCAACTGCGAGCGGTTCCGGAATAGCAGTTGTGGCAAGGAGTTCTCAAGCCGTGACGAGCGCGACCTTGAAGCATCTGAGCGTGGAAGCGCTCGTCGAGCAATTCAGGTTGATGGCATTGGCCCAGGACGAGGCTCTGCTCGATGATGAGCACACAAAATACAACCGCTTGTTCGACAAAATGGAGGAGGTCAAGGGCGAGCTGAAAAGCCGGCCTGACGATGGGCGGCGCGCTTTGCTCCCTCTGCTCACGCACAGCAACGCCCAAGTTCGTTTGAAGGCCGCCATTGCTTTGCTCGCGCTCGAGCCGGAAGCGGCCCGTGCAGCGTTGCAAAGGATCAGCGATGCAAATGAATATCCGCAAGCTGCCGATGCAAGGGGCATGATGAAGGCGCTCGACGAGGGCCGTTACGTGCCGAGCTAGCATGGATTGGCTTGGCTCGACCTCGAGCGTGAGTTGCGTGAAACCCATCTGCATTTCCCGATGAAGATAGGTCCCGGAGTTGAATGGTCGTATCTGTCGATTTCAAAAAGCTTGTTCGGCTGTTTTTGCAGGACAGCGATGACGAGGCGCGTGACCTGTCGGAGTTCGTAGCTTTGGCAGTCCAACTGATGGACCCAGCGGATGTCCCCGGCGCGAAGGCATACGTCGATAGTCTTCTAGCTGCCGGGCTCAGCGAGAACGAATTGGATGCGATCTGGCGATCCTGTCACCCGAATTATTGGATTGAAGAGGGAAAAATGACGGAGATTCTCACGGAAATTCAACGACAGCTGGGTGAGCCGTTGCAGCAATCGTAATAGGTGGGGCACGCATCTACGCGGAGCATGGCTTCGCTATAACGAGCGGGCGAGCTTCCTGGCGTTCGAGGGCGCTCGTTGGGCTGCTCGACCTCGACCAGGTTCGTGTATCGCTGGACGCGTCCCACGCTGGAAAGATTAGAACGCTGAAAAGCGGCGCGCAGCTCAGCCCCATCGCCAAGCGGGGTGTGCGGCCTTGGCCGATGTCGAAAGAGGAATCTTTAGCCATCCTCGCCGAGGTCGATGCCGAGCTGACGGCGGATCCGCAATACGCCACGGCCTGGATCGACATCCTGGTCACAGATGAAGGCGGCGAGACATGCGCGCGCATTCTCGATCGACGGGGCTGCGAGTGGTGGCGCCGGCGCTGACCGGCGGCCGAAGCTGGAAGGCAACCTGGCCACAGACCATGATCGCTTCGGACCCTATCAGTCCGAAGCGTGAATCATCGGTCTAAGCAAAAAACCATGATCGCTTCGGACCCTACCGGTCCGAAGCGTCGATCATCGGTCTCATAAAAAACGAGAGCAGCATCGCTATTCGAAGAAAAGCGATCGTGCTCCAACGGAATAGAACACGACAATCCGGAGACATTTGATGCTGGCAAACGCAGGCGCCTGGCAGGGCGGCGCGCGCGATCGTGTGCGCGCGCACCATGAGGTGAAATTCACCCGTCTCGACCTCAAGGCCGTCGAGGTGGATGGAAGCTTCGGCGGCTACGCGAGCCTGTTCCATCGCGCCGATCTTGCCGGTGACGTCGTGCTCCCAGGTGCGTTTTCCGAAAGCCTCGCGCAGCGCGGTGTGTCGGGCATCAAGCTGCTCTTCCAGCACGACGCCAATCAGCCGATCGGCGTGTGGACATCGCTACGGGAGGACGCGCGCGGTCTCTATGCCGAGGGACGGCTGATGCCCGAAGTGACGAAGGCGCGGGAGGTTCATGCGCTGATGCGCGCCGGCGCCCTCGATGGATTGTCGATCGGATTTCGCACCGTCAAGGCGCGCCGCGATCGCGCCAGCGGCCAGCGCCGGCTGGAAAAGATCGACCTCTGGGAAATCTCGGTCGTGACTTTCCCGCTGCTGCCGGAAGCACGCATCGCGACCATGAAATCATCACCCTTCGCCGGCGGCGTGCCGACGGAGCGGGAGTTCGAACGCTGGCTCACGCGGGATGCTGGGCTGAAGCGCAGTGAGGCGCGCGCGCTGATGGGCGCGGGCTTCAAAGGCCTGAAGGCTCTGCGGGATGCGGGCCGGGTTACGGGCGAGGAGAGCGATCTGGCCGCACGCATCCGGGCGGCAGCGCACACCTTGAGCAGCAACACCTGGTGAAGGAAGAAAGTATGTCGGAACTGGAAACTAAAGCGGGCGGCAGCAATGTCGGCGCCGCATTCGAAGATTTCATGCGCGCCTTCGAGGCATTCAAGGAGACGAACGACGAGCGGCTCTATCAGCTCGAGCGCCGCTCGGCGGCCGATCCGCTGGTCGAGGAGAAGTTGGCGCGCATCGACCGTGCACTGGACGAGCACCGCCGCGTCGTCGACGACCTGGCGCTGAAGTCGGCGCGTCCGGCCATCGGCGGAGGGGCCCCGCGCTCGGGCGCCGCGCTGGCTCACAAGTCGGCATTCGATGCCTACGTGCGCAAGGGCGAGCTCGGCGCGCTGCGGGATGTGGAGAAGAAGGCCCTTTCGGTCGGCTCCGATCCGGACGGCGGCTATCTCGTTCCGGATGAGACGGAGCGCACTGTCAATCGCGCGCTGCGTGACATCTCTCCCATCCGCGCCATCGCGGGTATCCGCCAGGTATCGGGCTCGGTCTACAAGCGACCGTTCTCCGTGGCGGGGCCCGTGACCGGCTGGGTCGCGGAGACGGCAGCACGCACGCAGACGAATGCCCCGACGCTCGATGAGATCTCCTTCCCGACGACGGAGCTCTATGCCATGCCGGCGGCGACGTCCTCGCTGCTGGACGATGCGGCGGTGAACATCGACGAGTGGCTCGCCGAGGAGGTGCGCATCGCGTTCGCCCAGCAGGAGGGCACCGCGTTCGTCACGGGCAACGGCACCAACAAGCCGAAGGGCTTCCTCGCCTATACGACGGTCGCGAATGCTTCTTGGGAGTGGGGCAAGCTCGGCCACATTCTCACGGGCACCGATGCCGCTTTCCCCGCGTCCAATCCGGCCGACAAGCTGATCGATCTCATCTATGCGCTGAAGGCGGGATATCGCGCGAACGCGCACTTCGTGATGAACCGCTCCACGCAGTCGGTGATCCGCAAGATGAAGGACGGCGACGACAACTACCTGTGGCAACCCTCGGGCGCGCCGGGCGAGGCACCGACGCTGATGGGCTATCCGATCGCGGAATCGGAAGACATGCCGGACATGGCAGCCGACAGCCTCAGCGTGGCCTTCGGAGATTTCCGCCGCGGCTACCTGATCGTCGACCGCGTGGGTATCCGGGTGCTGCGCGATCCTTACTCCGCAAAGCCCTACGTGCTGTTCTACACGACCAAGCGGGTGGGCGGCGGCGTTGCCGACTTCGAAGCGATCAAGCTGCTGAAGTTCGGCGACTAGACCATGATCGCTTCGGACCTCATCAGTCCGAAGCGTGAATCATCGGTCTAAGCAAACGACCATGATCGCTTCGGACCCCATCAGTCCGAAGCGATGAATCATCGGTCTAATAAAAAGCTCGAGCCGCATCGTCATGTGAAGAAATGCGATCGTGCTCTAGTCGGCCGGCAATCGTTCACCCTCGTGGCTCCTCCCCCGCGAGGCTGAAGCGGGGCCGCCGTCTCCCCCCGGCGGCGGCCCCGCACTTTCAATCGCGCGTACCCGAGAAGACGGACGGGCAGGCGAGCAAACTTCATTCTGACAACAATGGAATGCCCATGGCACTGGTGATAACCAGTGCGCCCGCCGTGGAGCCGGTGACGGTTTCCGAGGCGAAGGCGCACTTGCGCGTCGACGGTACGGCGGAAGACACGCTGATTGGCAGCCTCATCCTGACGTCGCGGCTGCATATCGAGGCGGCGCTCGGGTTGGCGCTGATGACGCAGAGCTGGCGGCTCACGCTCGATGCCTGGCCGAACGGACGGGAGCTGGAGCTGCCGTTGCGACCGCTGCAATCGCTGGCTTCCGTCAAAGTGCTGTCGGCGGATGGCACCGCGGAAGCGGTTCCCAGCAGCGCCTATGTGGTCGATGTCGACGGCATGCCGCCGCGGATCGTGCGCAACAATGGAAGCTGGCCGCAACTGGAAAGGGCCGTGAACGGTATCGAGATCGAATTCACCGCCGGCTTCGGCGATGGGGCGGCGGACGTTCCCGCGCCCATTCGTCAGGCGCTCCTCATGCTCGTCGCGCACTGGTATGAGCGCCGCGATCCGATCGAGGTGGGCTCCCGCGAAACCGCAATTCCCGCCGCTGTCTCGGACCTTCTGGCGCCCTACCGCGCGGTGCGGCTGTGAGCGCCGACATTCACATCGGCGAGCTGCGCACGCGGCTGACGCTGGAGGTGCCGTCCCGGATTGCCGATGGCGGCGGCGGCGCGGCCGTGACCTGGACGACCGTCTGCGAGCTGTGGGCGCGCGTGCGCCCTGTTTCGGGCGGCGAGAGCTTCGCGCTCGACCGCACCGCCGGAACGGTCGGCTACGAGATCGTTATCCGCCACCGCGGCGGCATCACGCCCCAGATGCGGTTCCGCTCCGGCACGCGGGTCTTCGATATCCGCGCCGCGTTCGATCCCGACGGACGACGTCGATGGACGCGGTGTCTCGCCCAGGAGCGCGACCTGTGAAACTGCGGGTTTCATTGCCTGTGCTCGCCACGGGCAAGCTGGTTGCGCGGGCGCAGGAGATGGTCCGGCAAAGAGCGCCGCGCCAGCGCGATGGTACGGCTTTACACGACGAGGTGAGAGATGACAGGCGCGAGCTGGGCGCTGCAGCAAGCGATGTTCACGAAGCTGACGAACGATAGCGCGCTGCTCGCACTCCTTGGGGGCCCGCACGTTTGGGACGACGTGCCGGTGCGCGCAGCGTTTCCCTACGTCACTTTTGCGACAGGCGCCGAGCGCGACTGGAGCACGGGCACCGAGGCGGGCAGCGAGCACGTGGTGACGTTGCACGTCTGGTCGCGCAGCGGTGGCCGCAAGGAGGCGCTGGCGATCATCGACGCGCTGCGCGCATGCCTGCACGGGGCGGCGCTCGCGCTCTCGGGGCATCGGCTGATCAATCTGCGGCACGAAAGCTCGGACGTGAGGCGGGACGGCGACGGTGAAACCTACCAGGGCATCGTACGCCTTCGCGCCGTGACAGAGCCGCAAGCGTAGTCAAGGCCAGCGATGTGGCATCCACATCGCGCGGACGATCGACGGCGTTGCCCCGCTGAAGCGCGGAGCGACGCCAGTTTCCAACGATGCAACATCAAAGGTGAGTGAGCGATGGCGGCACAAAAGGGCAAGGATCTGCTGTTGAAGGTCGACGCCGACGGCGAAGGCGCCTACACGACCATCGCCGGGCTGCGCACGCGCAGCATCGTGTTCAATGCCGAATCCGTCGACGTGACGCACGCGGAAAGCGCGGGGCAGTGGCGCGAGCTGCTGGCCGGCGCTGGCGTCAAGTCGGCGCGGCTTACGGGTGCGGGCATTTTCAAGGACGCGGCGTCCGACGAGATCGTGCGCGGCTACGTCTTCAACGGCACCATCCGCGACTGGCAGGTGGTGATC